AATAGTACCTCCAATCGTATAATAATTGTATATTTGTAATATGTCAAATAAAATTACATCGGAAGAACTTGCCAAGATTCATGAAATGAATACAAAGTATGGCAAAGCCAAGATGACTCTTGGTGATATAGAGCTAACTAAGCATGAGATGCTCAAGGAGATAGATAAGTTAAAACAAGAGTGTGATGAGAATGAGAAGTATCTCATAGATAAGTACGGAGTTGATGCCGTAATAAATATGAAGACAGGAGAAATAACACAAAAAAAACAATAATATGGCACCGGGAAAATTCATCGGAACACTTTTTCAGTCAAGGGACATGATGCATATCGCTCATCTTCAGACTACTTCATTTGCGGAGCATAAAGCTCTTGGCATGTACTACGACAAGATTCTTGACCTAACAGACTCATTTACTGAAAAGTACTTTGGTGCTAATGGAAGGGTTGAGCTTATTATACCTGAGGCAAAGAACCAAGACGCTACATCTCACATGAAGAGCATGCAAGCTATCATTGAAGCAGAAAGAGACAACTACTCTTCTGATTTGCAAAACATTATGGACGAGATGCTTGGTCTTGTTCACGAAACTCTTTATCTTTTAACTTTGGTATAATGGCTAAGATAAACAATTATAGCACCGATGGTAATGTTACTATTGCTGACAAACTTATAGGAACAGACGCAGAAGATGCTAATGCAACTAAGAATTTTTTAATTGCAGACATACTATCATTGCCATTGCCAAATGTTCCCGTATATGCAAACAATGCTGCTGCCCTTTCGGGGGGTCTTGTGGCAGGTAATGTATATAGGATAACGGGTACGGACTATTTAGGGGTAGTACATTAAATTTAATCTAATATGGATATAAGGAAAATATCTGTTGGTCCCGACTACAAGGGAGGGGCTATGCATTACATTGTTGGTCAAGATGTTCTTGGGGAGACTAATAAGATTCATCTCATAAAGTATGATGACGCCAAACAGTCTTACAAGATTTACATTATCAATGAAAACAAAGAAGTAATTCTTTGGAAAGAGTTTAATGCTACAATTCCTGTATCTATTGAATATAATATAAATTATTAATGAAATCACCATTTAACTTCATAGCGAAGCCGGTAAATGGAAAAAGATACGACAATACAAAAGAGATAGGTGGGATTGAAATAATAACAAGCACGTCAGAAGAAGACCACAAGTTCTCAAACAGATACGCAGAAGTCGTAGAAGTTCCTTTAAAGTATAATGGTCCTGTTCAAGTAGGGGACATACTTCTTGTTCACCACAATGTGTTTAAGTTTTACAACGACATGCGTGGAAAGCAGAAAAGCGGTAGAAGCTTTTTCAGAGATGACATATTCTTTATAGAGCCTGACCAATTCTTCCTTTACCGTCATGACGGTAAATGGAATACTTACGACAGATATTGCTTTGTAAAGCCTATTCCTGCTATTGATTCGTACGTCAAGAAACCTTTTACGGACGAGCCATTAATGGGGGAGATGGTCTATCCTAATCAATACTTGCTGACCCAAGGGGTCAAAATGGGGGACAAGGTTTGCTTTCAGCCTGACAGTGAATATGAGTTTACTGTAGATGGAGAAAAGCTTTATAGAATGTTTGACCACCAAATAACCATAAAACTATGAATCTAATTTTATCAGACAATGTAATTCAATTCCCCGAACAGTACGTTCAAGACATACTCGACAATGAGTTTGTGGACATATATGATGGGGCTAATGTATTTAAAAACATTCAACCAAGAGACCACAATGATGAGTTTGCTTTATACGTAAATGACTTTTTTCCTGAGTATAAGGTAGTTTGGAACTTTATTAGGAAGTCTCCAAAGGGACAAGAGGAGCCAAACTTTGTACATACCGATGAGATGATGGGAGACTTAACGGCTATTCTATATTTGAGTGAAAAGGCTCCGCCTGAAGATGGCACAACAATTTATGACCACGACATGAAACCTGCGTTTGTTGCTTACTCAAGATTTAATAGGATGCTTATTTTTGATTCTGCATTACCACACTCTCGTAACATATACGAAAACTTTGGTGAAGGAGATTTAAGTCGTTTAATACAGGTTGCATTTCTAAAGAAAGACAAATGAGTAGGGACATAAAGCTTAGAATAATAGAGGCGGGCAGACAGGCTGTTGAGCAACTTATAAAGGTTGCAAAGGAAGACATTATTAAGCCTGACCCTGATGATGAGCTTGCGGCAGATAGACTAAAGAATGCTGCTGCTACAAAGAAGCTTGCCATCTTTGATGCATTTGAAATACTTAACCGTATTGATGCAGAGAAGGAAAGCCTTGACATGATAGATAACGGAGTTAAGAGAACAGATACAAAACAAGGATTTGCAGAACGAAGGTCAAAATAGTATATATAGAATAGTTAAAGACTATATCCCAAAGACAGCCATTGGAAAGAAAAACAATGTGCGGTCTTGGAAGTATGGATATAATGAACAGTATGATATGGTCGTTATATCTAAGACGGGTCAAATAGGTGAGGTTGTAAACATTTCAGGACTATATATTGCACTTCCGCTTGCACCAAGTGAGTGTCTTCAAAGACACTCTAAAGACTCTGAACAGTATTGGCAGAGAGAATCAACACCTAAAGAGTTAGATAGGATTCAATCTATATTCCAATGGAATGATATGCCTGCTGAATTTAAGGACAAGTGGGTTGACTACATTGAAAAACAGTTTGACTATAGGGAACAAGGTTTTTGGTTTATGAACAATGGAGTCCCTACTTACATAACGGGGCCTCATTGGATGTACCTGCAATGGTCGAGTATTGACATAGGGTATCCTGATTACAGGGAAGCAAATAGAATATTCTTTATATTTTGGGAGGCATGCAAGGCTGACCCAAGATGCTTTGGGATGATATACCTGAAGATAAGACGTTCGGGATTTTCATTCATGTCATCATCAGAGTGCGTGAACATAGGCACGCTTGCAAAGGATGCTCGTGTAGGCATACTATCAAAGACGGGTGCTGATGCGAAGAAAATGTTTACAGATAAGGTTGTTCCTATAAATAGTAGGTTGCCTTTTTTCTTTAGACCCGTTATGGATGGTATGGACAAGCCAAAGACCGAGCTTGCGTATAGGGTTCCCGCATCAAAGATAACAAAAAAGAATATGTATGATGTTGATAATGAAGAGGTTAAAGGTCTTGATACTACAATAGATTGGAAAAATACTGAAGAAAACTCATACGATGGAGAGAAGTTATTGTTCTTGGCTCATGACGAGAGTGCCAAGTGGGTTAAGCCAAACAACATATTAAACAATTGGCGAGTTACTAAGACTTGTCTTAGGTTGGGTAGTAAGATTATTGGCAAGTGTATGATGGGGTCTACGTCAAATGCATTAAGCAAAGGTGGTGATAACTACAAGAAGCTTTATGAAGACTCACGTCTTGATTCACGAAATGCTAATGGACAGACCAAGAGTGGCATGTATTCCCTTTTTATTCCAATGGAATGGAACATGGAAGGGTTTATAGATATACATGGAATGCCCGTATATAGAAAGCCTCAATCTCCTATAAGGGGAGTCGATGGTAATATAATAACCAATGGTGCTATAGACTATTGGGAGGCTGAGGTTGAATCGTTAAAGAATGATTCAGATGCATTAAATGAATTCTATAGACAGTTTCCTCGTACAGAAAGCCATGCTTTTAGGGACGAGAGCAAGTCTTCTTTATTTAATCTAACCAAGATATATCAACAGATTGACTACAATGACTCATTGATAAAAGAGCAGCATGTAACAAGGGGTTCATTCCATTGGAAGGATGGAGAAAAGGACTCAAAGGTAGTATGGACTCCTGACAGTAGGGGCAGGTTTTTAGTGAGTTGGATACCTAACAGTAAAATACAAAATAGTGTAAGCACCCGAAACGGCATGAAGTATCCCGGCAATGAACACCTTGGTACCTTTGGATGCGACTCTTACGATATATCTGCTGTCGTTGGAGGAAGGGGTTCTAATGGTTCGCTTCACGGTATGACCAAGTATCACATGGAGGAGGCTCCCGTAAATCAATTCTTCCTTGAGTATGTAGCTCGACCTCAGACTGCTGAGATATTTTTTGAGGAAGTGCTTATGGCTTGTGTGTTTTATGGCATGCCAATACTTGTAGAGAACAATAAGCCAAGGCTATTGTATCACTTTAAGAACAGGGGATATAGGGCATTTTGCATGAACAGACCCGACAAACATTACTCAAAACTTACTAAGACTGAGCGTGAGCTTGGCGGTATACCAAACTCTTCTGAAGATGTTAAGCAGGCACACGCATCTGCTATTGAGTCTTACATTGAGAAATATATAGGAATGGACTTAGCGGGTACTTATAGGGACCCCGATGAGATGGGAACTATGCCCTTTACAAGAACGCTTGAGGATTGGGCTAAGTTCGATATAAACGACAGAACAAAGTTCGATGCTTCAATTAGTTCGGGCTTGGCGATAATGGCAAATCAAAAACACGTATATTTACCTGAGAAAAAAGAATCAAAAATAAGTATTAATTTCGCAAGGTATAGTAATAGTGGCAGTACAAGTCAACTTATTAGATGAAAGATGTAGTAGTTAACATATCAGCTACCGGCTTCCCCGGTCAATTTGTTTCAGATAGCGAAAAGGCTTCTGATGCTTTTGGACTTCAAGTTGGTCAAGCCATCCAATACGAATGGTTTAGAAAAGACGGCAATCAATGTAGGTATTATTCTCAGTGGAGAGACTTTAATAGACTGCGTTTGTATGCAAGAGGTGAGCAGTCTGTAGAGAAGTACAAGAATGAACTTGCTATAGACGGAGACCTGTCTTACTTAAATCTTGATTGGACCCCTGTTCCTATCCTTCCTAAGTTTGTAGACATTGTAGTTAATGGTATGTCTGACAGACTCTTTAAGGTTAAGGCTTATTCACAAGATGCAATGTCTCAAGCAAAGAGAAGCAAGTATCAAGACATGCTTGAGGGTCAAATGGCTGCGAAGGATGTTCTTTCTACAATACAGCAAGAGACAGGAGTCAATCCATTTATAATGGACCCTGAAGAATTGCCTGAGACTGATGAAGAATTGTCTTTATATATGCAGCTTAACTATAAGCCTGCAATTGAAATAGCTGAAGAGGAAGCTATCAATACAATATTTGATGAGAATCACTACCAAGACACTCGTAAAAGAATTGACTACGACTTAACTGTTATTGGTATTGGTGTTGCAAAGCATGAGTTTCTTCCGGGTGCAGGAGTTCAAGTGTCATACGTAGACCCTGCAAACATTGTATATAGCTATACAGAAGACCCATTCTTCCAAGATTGTTTTTATTGGGGTGAGATTAAGACACTTCCAATAACAGAGTTAACGAAGATAGACCCAACTCTAACAAGAGAGCAGTTGCAAGAAATTTCAATGTATTCTCAGAGTTGGTATGATTATTATAACGTAGCTCGTTTTTACGAAAACAGTTTGTTTTATAGGGACACATGTACTTTATTGACCTTTAATCCTCCTGTTGAAATGATGCAGGAAGGTAATTTTGAAAAGATTGAGAAGACCATTGATGTATGGTATGATGGTGTTATGGTCATGGGAACCAATATTCTACTTAAGTGGGAGTTGGCTGAGAATATGGTTAGACCAAAGTCTGCATCACAGCATGCACTTCCAAACTATGTTGCTGTAGCACCAAGAATGTATAAGGGTGTTATAGAATCTTTAGTTAGAAGAATGGTTCCATTTGCAGACCTAATTCAATTGACTCATCTTAAGCTTCAACAAGTTATTGCTCGTACAGTTCCTGACGGGGTATTCATTGATGCTGATGGACTTAATGAGGTTGACTTGGGTACAGGTCAAGCTTATAATCCTGAAGATGCATTGCGTCTTTATTTCCAAACAGGTAGTGTAATTGGACGTAGTTATACGCAAGATGGTGAGTTTAATAATGCAAGAGTTCCTATTCAGCAGCTTACGTCTAACTCAGGAGCAAGCAAGACTCAAATGCTTATAGCTAACTATAATCATTACATGGACATGATTAGGTCTGTAACAGGACTTAATGAAGCAAGGGATGGCTCTATGCCTGACCCCAATTCATTGGTTGGTGTGCAAAAACTTGCAGCACTTAACTCTAATACAGCAACTCGTCATATCCTTGAGGGAGGATTATATATTTATAGGTCATTGGCTGAGGCTTTAACATATAGAGTTGGTGACATATTGCAGTATGCTGACTTCAAAGATGACTTTGCAAACAAGATTGGTAAATACAATGTATCAATACTTGAAGAGATTAAAGACTTATACATATATGACTTTGGTATTTTCATAGAGATTTCTCCTGATGAAGAGCAGAAGGCACAACTTGAAGCCAACATACAAATGGCTTTATCCAAGGGTGACATTAATCTTGAAGATGCAATTGACATTCGTGAGATTAAAAACCTTAAACTTGCCAATCAATTACTCAAAATGAAGAGGGTGAAAAAGCAGGATAGGGAAGAAAAGATGGCAATGCAAAAGCAGGCAATGATTGCACAACAACAATTGAAGTCTCAAGAGTTGGCGGCACAAGTAGCTATGCAAAAGTTACAAACAGAAACACAGTCTAAGATGCAACTTAAACAAGCTGAGATTGCATTTGAAATTGAGAAGATGAAGAACGAAGCAAATCTTAAGAGGATGTTAATGGCTGAAGAGTTTAATTACAGCATGCAACTTGCAGGAATTGAACAGTCTGCAGTTACCTCAAGGGATGATATGAAAGAGAAAGCAAAAGCTAAAAGAATAAGTCAGCAAAATACTGAGCAATCTAAATTAATAAATCAAAGAAAAA